CTGATAACAGTATCAAGATATATTCTATTTAGATGAGGTTTTGATAATTCCTAAAGTTTTTAAATCCTCAACATTGTATAAAAATTTTTCTCCGTCCCATTTGTAATGCAATTCTGTTCCATAAATTACATCTATTTGTGGAGATGAAGGAATATCTTTTAAGTAATAAGATGGTACCATTCCGGTCAAACTATCAGATGAATCTCCAGAGATATAAATCATATCACTTTTATCAGCGGAAAAGTCTACATTATAATATTTTGAGAGATCTTTCTCACTCATCCACGGAGAAGATACAGTAATTTTGCAATAGGTTTCGCAAATATACCCGTTTTCTTTAAAACTACCTGTAATTGTAGCTTTGCCCAGGGAAATCGCTGTAACAACTCCCTTTTTTGAAACTGTAGCAATTGACGAATTGGAAGATTTCCAAGTTATTTTCTTGTTTGTTCCAGCAATTTTTAATTGGACAGTTTCTCCCGAGGACAGTGTTTTCTTGTCATAATTGATTACTGCTATAGGCTCATCATAAAGTGAATCGTTTTTACTATTAGAATTTATATCTTTATCGTATATTATCTCTTCTCCATATATTACATCAACTTCCGTTTTGTATTTTTTCTTTCCAATGGTTGCTGTAATAACTACATTTCCACCCTTTTTTCCAGTTACTACACCTTTACTATTAACAGATGCTATTTTCGGATTGGAAGATTTCCATTTTACTTTTGAACTGTTTTTATAACCAATGACATATAAAGGTAGGTTTTCTCCACGCTGGATTTCATAGTAGACATCAGCATTGATTACATAATGTTTTTGAGCAGCAGAAGCTGTTGAAGGTTGAATTGAGCACATTATAAGGACAAGTGCAATTAAAAGAATTTTAAACTTTTTCATAATATAAGCTCCTTTCTAATTGTTATTTATATAATTCAAGCACACCAAGTGGCTCAAAATATATCAAATAGTTGTTCTGTTTAGCATATAAACCATACTTTTCGTGAAAATAGTCCAAGCATTCTTGCAAAAATTCTTCTGTTACTTCCAGATGTTCTGCAATTTCATATCTGCTTCGGCATCCATCTTTATATGAATCCACTAAATCTGATAGGGAAATCATTTCATTGTATGCCCAGACCCGTGCTCGTCGTTCCTGCTTTCGGTTTTCGGTTTCCTTCTGATCTGTAATATTCCCTACAGTAGTGAAATGGTGTCCGAGTTCTTCGGCCAGGATACAAGCTTTTTCTGAATCGGCACATATATCTTGATTGAGTGCGATGGTTCCATCACAATACAAACCTTTGAAACGATCGCTGGTGAATGGATAGTCTACAATGTCAACATCTATATCAGAAGCGGTCTGGCATAATTTTTCAAATTTATTCATTATAATCACCTCCACCGCATTCTAAACTATGTATTGTCCAATAAAAAGGACTATTTTCTTTTGGACTTGACAAATTCTGCAAATGCTTTGATTTCATCGAGTTCCTCTGGTGTGTATTCATCACCGTCAAAATGTGCAGCAATGGTGTTTGGATTTATTATTTTGGTTGTTTTGTTTGTTCGTCCTAACAAATAATCAATATCTACATTGAAGAAATCGGCAATTGTTTCTAACACTTCAAAATTTGGTTGCCGTTCGCCTCGCTCATACATATTTATAGAACTTTTGGATATTCCAAGGGCATCAGCGAGTTCTTGCTGGGACATATTTTTTTCGTTTCTCAATAATTTTAATATCTTATCAAATTGAGCCATGCTTAATACCTCCGTATATCTTTAAGCATATTATACACGCATCGTGTATTAAAGTAAACAAAAAAATGCACAAATTGTGCTTGACATATGTGCACAGTACGTGTATATTAAAACTAAGCACGAAACGTGCACAAAAAATATAGGAGGTGGGAGATTGAATAAACAAGCGATTGCAGAACGTCTCCTCAAATTAAGAGGAGATAAAAGCAGAGATACGGTTGCGAAAGCTTGTGGAATAAGTACTTCTGCTTTGGCAATGTATGAGCAGGGAGAGCGTATACCTCGTGATGATATTAAAATGAGGCTCGCAAAGTATTACAAAAGATCAGTCAACTTTATTTTTTTTGACCAATAAGAGCACAAAACGTGCACGATAGAAAGGAGAGTGAGAATGTGAAGATCATCAAAAAAGTTATAGAGTCTTTTATCAAGTGGTTTGATAATATTCCAACTTGGTTCTTATCATATCTATCCTTAGTAGTTTCTATGATTGCATTTGTAGTGGCTATATTATTGAAAAAATAAATGCCAGAAAACTAATAAGCAAGGAGATGATAGATATTACACGAGAGAAAATAGCATCTTTTTTAGCATCAATAGCGTTTTGGTGTGCGATGTTGACTTGTTCAGTTAATAGGTCAACATGCTCTTTTAAAGAATTTGCTTGATCTTTTGTATGGTTAGAAATATCTTCTAATGCTGCTATCTGGCGGCGCAAAGACGCGCTATTTTCTTCGGCAAGTAAGTCGAGATGCTGATTTATTTTTACGGATTCATCCATACAAGAGTCCATGATTAGGTTATGTAAGCTGTTATCCATACTAAGCCTCCAAAGATTTGATAAAGGAATTATATCATGTCGGTTGGGAAAAGTGAACAGCAGCAACGAGAAGAATAAGGATTGAATAAGGATGCGAACAAATTGCATAAGAAGGGAGAGTGAGAAAATGCCAATCATAATGGCGGGAATATGAACAAATCAGAATTTATGACACAGCAGGAAAGAGAAGCGTATCGCGCAGGATTTTCGAGTGGGAGACGGGAAGGGCTTAGAAAAGCCTCAATGCTTATTGCGCTGATGGCACAAGATACGCGAGAGTTTAGCGAGAGTATTCTTCAGAACAGCAAAGAAGCTATTGAACTGAGAAAGATTTTTACAGAGAAAGGCGAGTAAAATGAACGATTTAATTAATATCAACATGGACACACAGACAGTGTCAGCAAGAGAGTTACATGAAAAATTGAATATTGGAACAGCATTTAAGGATTGGTTTCCGAGAATGGCTGAGTATGGATTCGTAGAAGGCACGGATTTCAACATGCTCAAAATTGAGCGGGTTCAAATGGAAGGAAGTAGAGAAGTGAGGCGAGAGGTTACAGATTATAACATTTCTGTTGATATGGCAAAACAGATTTGCATGATTCAGAGAACACCAGAAGGCAAAGCCGTGCGTCAGTATCTTATCGATTTAGAGAAGGCATGGAATACACCGGAACAGGTATTTGCTAGAGCGTTAAGGATGGCAGATCAGACAATCAGCAGCTTAAAAGATAGATGCAAATTTCTCGGTGGACAGGTTGTGGAACAGCAGAAGGTTATTGAACAGTTAGAGCCTAAAGCATCATATTACGATCTGATTCTCCAGTGTAAAGACCTTATTGCGACAACTGTTATTGCTAAAGATTATGGCATGTCAGCAAAGAAGTTTAATTCTATGCTTCATGATATGGGAATTCAATATAAACAGGGAGATATATGGGTACTGTATTCCAAATATCAGGGACAGGGATATTTGAAAGCAAAAACGCACAACTATGCAGATGGAAATGGAGTGCAACATTCGAAAGAACATGCATATTGGACGCAGAAGGGAAGGCTGTTCCTTTATGATCTTCTTAAGCAAGAAGGTATTTTACCACTGATAGAGAGGGAATATGTGGCTTGATTTTTAATAACAGAAAGGAGATGAGAGAGTGTGGATTTCAAGAAAAAGATGGAAGGTGCTTGAAAAAAGAATTGCTGACCTTGAAAAGCAAGTTCAAAGCCAGCAGAAAAAAGTAGATGCCATTTGTGATTTCCGGCTAGAAAGACAAAAATTGCTTTCTAAAGCTGGTCCGAAGCATCATTGGGATTAGCAAAACCTATTCTTCTTGCGGGTTTAGTTTTATCTTCACGTTCAACAGATGTGAGTAAGAAATTGAGTTGGCTGTATCACAAATGGAAGATTCAGAAAATTAAGAACCGCGTACAGGCACAGTTAATAACCTATTAACAGGAGGTGGGCTTATGGCAAGATATCCAAAGAAAGCTACATACAGAACCTTTGTGATCGATTCTAAAACCGGTGAATGGAAACAAATTGATCCCAAGAATATACCTCAGAACAAAATTGATGAGTTGTGTGACAAGTTTGCGCTTGGCGCAGGTTATAAGCGCGTAGAGTAGCCACTGCGGTGGCTGTGCGGACAAGCTATAAAGGAGAGAACATGAAACAAAGAGCTTTTGAAATAGGAGTCGCAATTATGATGTTCGGTGCAACAGCGATGGACTCGGAAGGAGTTGGCTGGATAATTGCCGCAGGAATGGTAATTGCTGGCGCGGTGATCGCACATGTGGCATACACACTCGAGAGAGTGGAAAGAGAGCGGAAGGAAACCGAGCGTCGCATACAGCAGCTACGGAAAGCCAGTTGAAAGGAGAAAAATGCACATCAGTGGAATAAAGCGTATGTATCCGCAATATCCGAATAAAGCTTCGAATCTCACGTACCCGCGAAAGGAAAAGAAAAATGATGGGGATTTCAAGGAAGTGTTGGATGTGGAAATAAAAAAGATGGAATCAGACAGCCGACCAAAGCAATGATTCCATCTCCAAAAATCATCTACGCAAGTGGCGTAGATCAATAATTCTCTTTTATTTTAGAGGATAAATGCCGGATGTGCAAGTGGAAAATATGAATTTAAGTCAAATTGAATCCCTTGTAAGTGCGTATTTGCACTGCAAGGACGCAGAAAAGATTCTGAACAATGCAGGATCATTTATTTACACCGAAGCAGCGTGTCCGCTTATGGACGAGCCGATGGAGCAGATCTATGCGGCACTGATAGACGGACAGGATGATGAGACAGCAGACTGGATCTATGACCTGCTGCAAAAAGGTGAAGCAAAGTCAATTTATGATCTGCTGCAGGAAGGAGCCGATAATGGAAACAGTCCCGGATAATTATGATTTCTTCCGGATGCATGAGGATGAGCAGGACAAATGGCTGGAACAACGGCCGGTGTGCGTCTGCTGTGGGGATCATATTCAGGATGATTATTGTTATGACGTTGGCGGAGAAATCTACTGTGAAGATTGTATGGTTTCATGCTTCCGGAAGGTGGTGTGATGTATTACAGACCCTGCCCCTATTGTGGGGCACATCTTGATCCGGGTGAATCATGTGACTGCCTGGAAAAGAAAAAGGAGAACAATAAAAACATCCTTGCAGCATATAGAAGTGGCAGGGATGGACAGATGGAAATGAAGTTGGAGGATATGATGTATGGCACTTAAATCGTGGGAAGAAATGCGCAAAATTGACGTAACTCCATATTGCCAGGAACGGGATGGAATGACGTATCTCAATTGGGCGAAATGTATTGATCTGCTGCATGGGAATGGTGCAAAGAAAGTTTACTGGGTGCCGATTCCGGATGAGGGAACGGGAAGTTCTTTGCGCATGGTTTCAAAAGATTTCACAGATAGTAAAGGAAATACAAATCGATGTTATGAGACACGAATTAAGGTTGTAATTGATGAAAATGAGTATGAAATGCAGTCGCCGGTGATGAATGGCTCCAATCCGGTCAAGGATAATTCCATGAGCCAGCAGAGGGTATGGAACAGTATGTGCCGGTCCTTTGTAAAGTGTGTGGCAATTCATACGGGGCTTGGATTTAACCTGTGGCTCAAAGAAGAAATGCAGCCTTTTAACAACATCATTCCTCGGAATGAGGAGAAGCCGAGCCCGGCAAATATTAAGATACTGAAAGACCTGTGCATCAAACATAAGGTGAATCTTGAATACTGGATCACGAGCAACGGAAAGACTTGGGACAGTTTATCAGCAGAAGATGTTGGTACAATGCTGAACAGTCTGAAATCGAAGTATGGTGATGACTGATGTATACGATGGTAGATGTGAAGCAGTACCGGGAAAACAGTGATGGAACAGATCTTGTTGTTTCTGTTCCGGGAATGAAACTTGGGGGTCTGCTCCAGAGAAAGAAGATCAAGAATGCAGAGATCCGCTTTGATGATGGGCGGCATATCTCTGCGGAGCAGAGGAAGAAAGCATATGCAACGATCCGGGATATTGCAGACTGGACAGGCTATCCACCAGAAGAAATGAAGGAACGGATGAAGTATGAGCATATGATCCGTACAGGAGATCCTTATTTCAGCCTTTCTAACTGTTCGATGGATACCGCGCGGGAGTTTATCAATACGATCTTGGAATTTGCTTTAGAGTGGGGAATCTCACTTTCAGACAATGCGATTGACCGGACGGATGATATCGGGCGGTATCTGTATTACTGCCTAATGCATAAAAAGTGTGCCATCTGCGGCAAGGATGGGGAAATCCATCATGAAGATGCAATCGGTATGGGAAATAACCGCCGGAAGGTGGATGATTCGGGTTATAAGAAGATCTGCCTGTGCAGGGAGCACCATACGATTGCTCACCAGATGGGAGTGATCCGGTTCCGGCAGATGTATAAGGTGTATGGAATTGTTGTGAAGGCGGAATGAAAATGACATTTGAAAGGTGGCGAGAAGTGCTGATTCGGGAGGTGGAGTGATTGGATGGCAACTACATAAAGCTGAGCCGCGGGCTACTGGAATGGGAATGGTACACAGATATCAATACAACCCGGCTGTTTATCCATATGCTTCTGAAAGCCAACTGGAAGGATGGAAATTTCAAAGGGACAACGGTTCCACGTGGATCGTTTGCCTCATCCATCGGGAAGCTGTCGGGCGAAACAGGGCTTACGGAGCGCGAAATCCGCACCGCAATTTCACATCTGAAAAAGACAGGCGAAGTGACAAGCAAAACGACAAACAAATTTACTGTATTTACAGTGGTTAAGTACGATTTGTACCAGACAACCGACAAGCAAAATGACAGGCGACCGACAGGCAACCGACATTCTAACGACATTCAAACGACAACAATAGAAGAAAAGAAAGAAGGGAAGAAGGAAAGAAACACACCCCCTATATCCCCCGTGGAACGGTTTGCAGATTTTGCCGCAGCCTATCCGAAAACCTGCATTGGTTATCTGGCAGAGACGGAATACTGCAATGCGGTTGATGCCGGAGTGTCGGAAGCTGGCCTGATTGCAGCGGCAGAGAATTATGCTATTGCCTGCCAGCGGAAAAAGACACCAGCCCGGTACATCAAGAACCCGGAGAACTTTTTGAAAGAAAACCTGTTTATGCAATACCTGGAAGGAGTGGATGATGGACCAGCAGATGAAAAACATGATCAACGGAATACTGGAGCGCGTGAAAAATCGCTCAACGAACTGCTTGAAGAACGCGGATGTTCCGGATGTTTCGAAGGGTTCTGATGTGTGCCCAGTCTGCAAGGGCAGCGAATGGATTCTGACCGAAAAGGACGGTATTGAAACAGCCGTGCCGTGTAAGTGCCGGGAGCGTGCGATCATGTTGCGGCGGCTGCGGTTTGCGGATATCCCGGAAGCATTCAGGGGAATGGAACTGAAAACATTTCGGATGGATGTGTACCGGGAGCGGGACAGCAGGAAGAAAGTGTCGGATGCCTGCCGGATCATAAAAGCGTACCTCGGGGATTTTGAGAACCAGAGGGAGCAGGGGATGGGACTGTTTATCTGGTCCCGGACAAAGGGCAGTGGGAAAACAAGGATTGCGGCAGGGATTGCAAACGAGCTGATGAAAAGCTACGCAGTCAAATTTGCGGTATCACTGACCATCCTGCAGGAAATCAAGAATACATGGCGGCGGGACGCGGAATACAGTGAGAGCCGTTTGCTGGATGCACTCTGCACCACAGATATCCTGGTCATTGATGATTTCGGAGTGGAACGGCCGGCCGACTGGATCAATGACAAGCTGTACCAGATCATCAATGAGCGTTATATAAATCGGAAAGTGACGATTTTCACAAGTAATGAATCTCTGGAAACGCTGCAGTATGATGACCGCATCACGAACCGGATCAAGGAGCGAACCTACCAGATCGCATTCCCGGAAGAAAGCGTGCGGGATCATATCGCAGAGCTGCATCAGGAGGACATGATCCGGAAGCTGATGGACGGTTGAAACACCAGCGAAAGCAAAGAGCACTATCTGACGGACGAGATCATCCGAAATCAGTTCATTGAGGATGAGCGTTGGGATATTGTTACAGGAGAGGCGGTATAAGGACGCGATAGATATGTAGAAAAAGCAATATATTTTTAATTTGTTGTACTTTTGTATATCATAAATAAACCAGTTATCATTTAATCTATATGAGTAAACTATAAAATAGACGTATTTTCAAGGAGAAAAATAGAATGAACGATTTAATGATTTTTGAAGGAAACGAAGTTGAAGTATTTGAATTTGATGGACAGGTGTTATTCAATCCGTATCATGTAGGCGCTTGTTTGGAAATTGGAGAAAATGGAGTGAAAGCTGCTGTTTCTAAGATGAATGATAAACAGGTAGTTAAGCTGACAAATTCTAAAGTTGCTAAATACAACTTTAGAAAATTGCATAATACTGGGGAAAACTTTATCACAGAAAGTGGTGTCTATAAGTTAGTATTCAAGAGTCACAAGCCAAATGCTGAAAAATTTACAGATTGGGTTGCCGATGAAGTACTTCCTGCATTACGTCAGACAGGACATTATGAGATGAAGAAACAGCGAACAACCAAGAACGTGCATACGGAGAGTTTATCAGCAGTAAATAATGCAGTTAAGATACTTACACCTATGCTCGCGGCGGCTGGATGTGATAGTAAAATACAGCTTCTTACAGCGAAATCGCTCTACGAAAAGGCAGATGTGACACTTCCAATTATGATCGAAGCAGATCGGCAATATTTTGACACGGTACATATTGCTCGAAACGTTGGAATTTATTATCAGAGTTCAGGAAAGCCGGCAGACAAAGCGGTAAATGAGATTATTCGTCGATTGGATATTCCTGAGAATATGTATACAGATACATGGGAGAGTAAAGGAAAATGGCAAGGAACAGTCAGAAAGTATGTTCCAGAGGTTATAGATATGGTTCGTTCTTGGTATGTAGAGCATGGGTATCCTAGAGATATCGAGTATATGCAAACTGATGGACAGATGAAATCATATCATGTAATTTGGCGTAAAGGTGGCATGGCTGTATAAAAATAGTTGATAAACATTAGGCAAACCGAAAATTTGGGTTTGCCTAATTGTGTCGGGAAATATGAACATTGACAATTGAATATTGACGATGGGTTTGTTAATATATCTATATTATTAAGAATTTGGAGAAGAAAATATGTTTGCAATGTTTTTAATGTTAGTTGCTATTGCGGTAGTTGTTGCAGTGTTGTTTTATATTTATTTTAAGTGTATAAAATTGAAAGATTCTATGGCAAGAAAAATTGAAATATGTGGATACTGCATATTGTTGATTCTGATCATATGGGAGTTTGGAATCAAGAACATAGAGATGAACGAATTTTATAATTTGGATTTTGGAGTGATTAAGGAAAAAATTGATTATGTTTTTTATGGAATTCAGAGTTTGAGTTCTGGATCTTCAGTAGATAGTTTGTATGCACAATATGGAACAATAGAAGATGGCAGCGATTACGTTAATATGCAAATGCATTTTGTGGATGTCGCAGAATTGATAATGCAGGTTTTGAGCACATTGTTTATTGCAATAGGGCGATTTCAAGAACTGCGAAAAAAGAAAAAATAGGACAATGCCAATCGTCAAATATGATGGTTGGTATTTTTTTGCCCAAAAATTGAAAGGGGGAATGCATGTGAACGAAAAGGAAGTATTCGAGATCTGCAACCAGATAGACAGCTTCATAGCGGAATATTTGGCAGAGTCCATCGTGATCGGAACAAGCTACGATATGCTGGAAGCACACCACGGCATTCTCCCGATCAGCAGGAATTGCTTTTACAGGAGGCGGAGGATTGTGCAGAGAATCATGAAGCAGAGGATGGGAAGGATTGAGGAGGAGCAGGATGGTCAGTTGAGAATGGTGTGGTAATATTGGTGGAAGGGCTACTTATTCGCCTTTCGATCATCCATATAAAGCGTAGTTGTTCCGTATGGCTCTCTATATAAAGTTTTATCTATGCGACGTACATAATTTTCATGCCCATCATTACGGATTTGAAATTGATAGGAGATAGTTGAATTATTATTGTTAAAGGACAAGTCTCCTTTTTTCCATTCTCCGTTTTGATCAAAGTAAAGTGTGTAAAGAAACATATACCCATGATTGTCAAAATCATGTAACCATAGATAAAATGGATATTTGCATTTACGCATGGTTGAAGTATATGGGGTAAGCCGAAGGTGAGATGGTGGCAGTTTACCTTCATATACGGTGTCTGTTCGGAGTGTGTTGGGTAAAATAGAATCTCTGTAGTATTTCTGAAATGGTTTGATTAGATTATTGGCTGCATGAAGATAGTTATATGCAAGGTCCAGATTGTGATCGGACAGGGCAATACATACAAAATTTCCATCTGAAATAAACGGCGATTTTAAATCAAAGGGGTTCATATCATAAATGGCCACGTCTTGATAGGTTATATTTAAGTTATTGTCTTTTTTATGTGCTTCACGTTTATAATACTGCTCCATTTTAGGGTTTGGAGTATATGTGGATGCGGTCGTTGACTGAACAGTTGTGGCAGAACTTGCAGTGTCTGGTAGTTTGAATAAATTGAGTATTTTTTGCATTATTGACATTGGCGGATACTCCTTTCTGCTATGAGATAAGTGTATTTTAGCATACAAAGAGTAAATCAAAAAACCCGCTTACATGACGTAGGCGGGGGTCAAAATGGTATTCCATTTATCGGATGATCTTTGTATTGAGATAATTCACCTTCAAGCCATTGGTTATATATGTCAGTATTAATTACATTCTCTTGAAGAAGAGTATACATTTTTTGCCAATTTGTAAAAAATGTATTAAAGACAGGATCGTCTCTAACAATAAAATGGATATTAGAAGACGAGTTGACAATAGATGGAGCGACAAGGTTTCGAGTTTCGTCTTTATATTTTGTGGAGCATAGCTTCACAAACATGTTTAAAACATCATAGTATGTGTTAAAATCAAAAGATAAATCTTTTATTTTACTTCTGCCAAGAAGCCAATCAACTGATACATTGAATTTTCTTGAAATACTGTATAGAATATCTAAGGATGGAGTTCTGTCACCCCGTTCATATCCTGACAAGGCAGCTTGTGTTGTATTTACAGATTCAGCGAATTCTGCTTGAGTGAGTCGGAGAGAAGTTCGCAATTCTTTTATTTTTGAAGCTATTATACCATTTGTCATATAGCAAACCTCCTTCGTGTTTTGATATAACAATTATAACAGTTAGCACAATAAATAGCAACAAAAATAACTATGTGAAATAAATATACTATTGACAGTATAAATACAACGTGATAACATTAGATTGTCAATAAGAAAGGAGGACAGATAGATGAAAAGAGTTGTGATTGAACTTGATGATGATTTTCATAAGAAGATAAAGATTCGAGCAATAACATCTGACAGATCAATTAAAGGCTATATTAAAGAGTTGCTTGAGCAAGATTTGTGTAAAGAAAAAGAGCAAACACAGTAACTTTGGCAAGTGAGTGTTTGCTCAAAAGTGAAACCTATAAACTTAGGAATCTTTTTGTATTGTAAGGGATTCTACCAGTTTTTGCAAGGAGGAATTGCAAAATGCAGAATTTAACAGTAATTGAAAATGAATTGGTGCCGGTATATGAGACAAGCACCGGAGAGAAAGTAGTATATGGTTCAGAACTTCACGAAGTTTTGGGTGTAAAAAGCCGATATCGTGAATGGATAGACAGAAGATTTTCTGATATTGATGCAGTAGAAAATGAGGATTTTCAAGCCGCCGAAATTTCGGCACCTTCCGGTCAGAACAAGAAAGACCATATCATCAAACTTGACACAGCCAAGGAAATGGCAATGCTCGAACGTAATGCGAAAGGTAAGCAGGTGCGCCGGTATTTCATCCAGGTAGAGAAGAAGTTCAAGGCAGGCAAGACAAGCAAAAAAGTACAGAGTGCGAAGAAAGAGAGACTTCCATCTGTGAATATGATGGTAAAGAACATCAAGGAAGCCCTGCATGATGCCGGAGTGGATTCCAAGTACATAGCTGCAGAAGTAGTAAGAATTTATTCTGATTCAGGTTATCCTGTTAATGTTCAGGTAATCTCCGATACACCGAAATTGTGGGACTGTACGGGTATTGCAAAAGAGCTTGGCATTTTTTCAGAAGCTGGTAGACCTCATGATAAAGCGGTGAGCGCGATCATTCAGAAGCTGGATCTCTTTACCGATGAAATCGTGAGAACAGCATACAGCCGGAATGGGCATGATGGTGTGACAATGCAGTATAAGGAAAGCGTTTTCCAGAAGGTAAAAGAATGGTTACAGGAGAACGGCTATCCAACAGTCATTGAACTGGAACTTGCAAACGGCAATGTAAATAAATGCCGGGTAGTATACGGGGAGGTGGCCTAGTTATGGATAGAGCGGTATTAGAAAGATACGAGAAGATTCTTGAAATCATGGAGAATGAAAGGGAAAATCAGCCAATGGCAAGCCAGCGGACAAAGGATGGTTATTCTGGGTTTCAGGATGCAATTGAGGAATATGTCAATGGTGTGCAGGAAGATGCCTTTTATTGGGGATACATGACGGCTATGAAACAACGAGAAGGAATGGTGGTTACAGATCCAGAAGATTCGGAAGAGGTACATGACAAGGAACCTATGTATTGTGGGGAAGATTTTCGGCGATATGTGGGATATAGGATAGAGGATGTATTATCAGATGAGAATGACTGCAATGTTCAGATCAAACTGAAAAATACTCATACAAATAAAAGTGCGACAATATACGCAGACAAAGCGTTTGATGGCGAGACACTCTATGTTATGGATAAGTAGGTGGGGAGGAAATATTTATGAATGAAAAGCTTGACGAAATGACGAGAGAATTATTACTTGCGTTTGATGGCACTGATCCAAAAGAAATTGATCGATTGAGAAATGAATGGCTTGCAGAACTTGAAAGCAGAAAGTCGGAACTTCAGAGACCTGATAGAGTTGTTGATTATGTCAATGCCATATGTGATGTGGCTATTGAGCGGGCAAAAAGAAGAATGAAAGTGGCATAAAATTATTAGAGAGCTTAGAAATAGGCTCTCTTTTTTCTTGGTAAATCATTCTTTTTGAAAGACTGCATTTCTGGCAGTAATATTTGCCAGCATATCACTCAGCACTATTAGATCAGCAGCGAGGATGGCAATTTCATCATCTGACATGCAGTCGGCAAGCTGGCAAGCGAGTGTTGAAAGGAAATAAAGGTTTGAGCAGTTTTGCATAGGATCACCGGAGAGGTTTTATATATTTTATGCGTCTGCGGTGAAACTGTGCGAGGAATCTATAAATTTTAGAATCAGATAACAACACCAAGCGATCATATAGTGCCTCTTGTTATGTAGTGTATGCGGAGAAAGCAATAATTATTCGTTAAAATATCAATTAGTAGAACTGATGACATATTTGTTGAAAAAAGTGAACATTGATAATTGAATATTGATGATTGACGTGGTATAATTAAAGAAAACTACGAGGTGATAAACATGAAATATGATTGCAAAAAACCATTAGGGGAACATTTGGAAGAATATATGGATTCAGATCTATCAAAAATCTGTTCTGAACTAGCACTTCATGGAATTGTGTATGAAAGTCAATTCAGGGCATTGGGATCTATGGTCTGCAAACAAAATGCAACAGCATTATCGAATTTGTTTACAGAAAAGACAAGGTGCCGAATATGGTATGCATATGATAAGAGAACTTGTAATTTTGTGTTTTATGATATGGATACATATAAAGCAGATGAAGCAATCAGGTTATCTGAAGATTATCAAACAAAAAGAGCAAAGTAGATATATAGGATATTACCAACCGTCAAATACGATGGTTGGTATTTTTTTATGCAAAAATTGAAAGGGGGGGAATGCCTGTGGACGAAAAGGAAGTATTCGAAATTTGCAACCAGGTAGACAGCTTCATTGCTGCAGAATTGACAGAATCCATCGTAAAGGGAACCTCGTATGACATGCTGGAAGCGCACCACGGCATTCTCCCGATCAGTAGAACACATTTTTATCGAAAAAAGAAAATTGCAAAAGAAATGGTAGAACGTAAGGGAAGAATACTGGAAGAAGAACAAGACGGACAAATGAGGATGGTGTGGTAGGAAAGCCTTTGAATACTTTTAATTTATGTGTTATCATTATAAAAAAAGGGGGAAAAACCATGCGGTGGATTATAATAAGTTGTTTTGTTATTATATTGATAATTTTGTGTATAATTAAATTTTTTCTCTATTTTTATAAAAGGCGAAATATAGGAAAGGATTTTTTTAAAGAAAGCGAAAAACCTTTTGGTAAAAAGGCGCCTGAAATGTATTATGACAAGCAAATGATGTTTAGAAAATGTTATGGCTTTTTTATAGGTGTCCATTATTTGCTGGTAGTTATGTCGATTTCATTGACAACTATAACTATATATATGGTTATGGATACGAAGCTGGAATTAATATCTAGGATGGTGGTGAGTGTACTAGCTGCAGTGTCTACTAATTTACAAATAGTTTTGAGGTTTGATAAAGTGGCTGAAGGATATATTTGTGCAATGAGAATTTTGGAACAGGCAATTTTGGAATATGAGGAACAGGAGCCAGCGGAACTAGATATTTTGTTGCAGGCAAATCAAAGATCAGAAGAAATTATACATAATATGTTTCAATAGATAGTATAAAGAAAAATTGGTACAAATCTGCTAAATCCTCTTGTTAAAATTACTATAGAGTAGTAATTGAATAGGGAGGGAGAAGAGTGGATAAAGATAACGAACTGAAAAAGGAGTATCTGCGATCCTATACACCGGCAGTCAGTGCTGCACGACGTTTAGAGGAAGAAATTGAGCAGTTAAGAGAGGATAAGATGGCACCGGCACTTGTCATGGATGATATGCCACACGCCCATGATCAGAAAGATCTTTCTGACTACGCTGCAAAGTTGGACGAGCTGGAGAGGAAACTTATTAAGGCACGGTATGAGCGCATTGATCTGTATGCAGAGATATTTGCAGATATTGAACGTTTAGAGGATGAGACGGAAAAGGCGGTATTGACATACAGATACCTTCGGAGACAAAGTTGGGAAGAAATCTGTGTGAAGATGGGATATCAGTGGGCACAGGTTCATCGGATTCACGCCAGGGCATTGAAACATTTCAATCCGACTGGTGGATATTATGAGATTTTGGTCAAAAAAATGAAAGATGATACACAATGATACACTTATCTGTGGTATGATTGTAGCGTGAAAGAGCGTAAGAGGAAATGATTCCCCTTGCGCTTTTTTCGTCTTTTAACTACTGGGACACCATGAAACACAGGGGTGTCCCCCTTCTCCCTATAAAAGAAACAGGCAGGTGATACTATTGGCAAGGAGTCCGAACCAAAAGGCAGAGAAAGCCCGAGAACTGTATAAGGGTGGAATGAAGCTGGTTGAGATTGCAAGTCAACTAGAATGCTCTGCCGCTACAATTAGGACATGGAAGAATCGTTATAAATGGGATGCGGATGAATGTGAAACGTTTCAAAAGAAAAATGAAACGAAACGAAACGTTTCAAAGAGTAATGCATCAAAAAAACAAAGTGAAGAAACGGCTGTAGCTGATGAAGTCAGGCAGGTAATACAGAATACTAACTTAACCGATAAGCAACAGCTTTTTTGTATACATTACATCCGATGTTTCAATGCTACCAAGGCATACCAGAAAGCGTATGGCTGTGACTATCGTACAGCACAAAGTAATGGCTACCAATTACTTACAAATACTTACATCCGGGATGAAATCTTCCGGTTGAAACAGGAACGTTTAAACAGAGAGTTTCTAAGTGAAGCCGATGTATTCCAGAAGTACATGGATATTGCTTTCGCTGATGTGACAGATTTCCTTGAATTTGGAACAGAGGAAGTTCCAGTTATGGCAATGTATGGTCCAGTAAAGATAAAGGACCCGGATACTGGTAAAGAGAAGCAGTTGACAAAGATTGTTAATACTGTTCGATTTAAAGACAGTTCAGATGTAGATGGCTCTATTCTGTCAGAGGTTAAGCAAGGCAAGGATGGCGCGAGCATCAAACTTGCTGATCGGATGAAAGCATTACAGTGGCTTACAGATCACATGGATCTTGCTACAGAGAAGCAGAGAGCAGAGATCGCATTGCTGAAAGCTAAGTCGCAGGGTGATGACGAGACAGAGATCACCGACGATGGATTTGTTGGTGCACTGAATGGATCAGCAGAGGGGGACTGGACAGATGAAGAAGGTTAAGCAGATATTTCACTTTAAGCCATTTTCCAAGAAGCAGCGCAAGGTCTTGAACTGGTGGTGTGATGCATCACCGGTAAAGGATAAGGATGGAATTATAGCCGACGGAGCAATCCGATCTGGCAAGACTATCTGCATGTCACTAAGCTTTGCTATATGGGCAATGGAACGGTTCAATGGTCAGAACTTTGCCATGTGTGGTAAGACGATCGGATCATTCCGTAGAAATGTGCTGTTCTGGCTGAAGCTGATGTTGAAGAGCCGGGGGTATGCAGTTACAGATCACAGATCCGACAACCTGGTCGTGGTCACAAGGGGAAATGTAACGAACAACTTCTATATATTCGGTGGTAAGGATGAAAGCTCGCAGGATCTCATTCAGGGTATTACCTTGGCTGGGGTCTTTTTTGATGAAGTTGCGTTGATGCCGGAAAGCTTCGTGAATCAGGCAACCGGACGATGCTCCGTCGATGGTTCGAAGTATTGGTTTAACTGCAATCCGGATGGACCATATCACTGGTTCAAGGTGAACTGGATTGATAAGGCAACCGGATATCTTGGGAAAAAGAAAACAGCAGAAATAAAAGAGAAGGCTGTGGCAGAGAATCGAGATCCGGGATTGAAAGAGATTCTGTATCTGCATTTTACGATGGATGATAACTTAAGCCTGTCAGAGACGATCAAGGAACGATACCGCAGCATGTACACGGGAGTGTTTTTCAAGCGGTATATCCTTGGACTGTGGGCGATGGCAGAGGGTATTATCTATGATATGTTTGACACTACCAAGCATGTGATATCGAATCTGTTAGATTTGGTCAATACAAATTACTATGTGTCCTGTGACTATGGCACACAGAATGCAACCGTGTTCCTATTGTGGTGTAAAGAACATTCTGGACGATGGGTATGTTGTCGTGAGTATTATTATTCCGGTCGAGATGAAGAAAGGCAGAAAACCGACACCGAGTATGCAGATGATCTGGAACAGTGGCTTGCGGGGATAAAGCCGGTGAAGATTGTCATTGATCCGTCCGCAGCATCATTTATAGCAGAATTGAAAAAGCGTGGCTATGTCATCAAGAAAGCAAAAAATGATGTATTGGACGGCATCCGGTTTGTGGCATCGTTGCTAAATGAAGGTAAGATTGCAATTAGTGACCAGTGCCCGAATACAATCATGGAATTTGGATCATACATGTGGGATCAGAAGGCATCGGAGCATGGTGAGGACAAACCGGTGAAACAGCACGATCATGCAATGGATGCACTGCGGTACTTCTGCTATACAATTATTCGCAAGCCGGGAAGCATCGGTATTTTGAAATGAGGTAGAAAATGAAAAATATGAAAGTAATTATCCTTGGAACTGAATATTCGATTGAAACCCACAAAGTATCAGATGACAGTTATTTGGAGAAAAATAAACTGGCTGGATATTGTGGAGAAGAAAGCAAGCTGATTGTGATTGCGGATATGACAGAGGAAAAGTATTTTTCTGACATGGACGAAAAAGAGCAAGAGGCATATCGAAAGAGAACCTTAAGACACGAAATCATGCACGCATTCTTGAATGAGAGTGGATTATCCGATTCCTCAAATCAGTATGGCGGTGCGTGGGCAAAAAATGAAGAAATGGTTGACTGGTTCGCAATTCAGTCACCGAAAATTTTTGCGGTATATCAGAGCCTTGATATTTTGGGAGAATAACAATGGACATCGAAACAATGAAACAACTGATAAAAAAATATGAACCCGGTCACGCCGCGTTTGTGACGCGTGCAGCAGTGGCAGAACGGTATTATCGCAACGAGACCGATATCCTGTTTCGTGATAAGCCGGCAGACAGGGAAAAAGAGGAATCCGACAATCCGCTGCGCAATGCAGACAACCGGATTCCCCGGAACTTCCATGGTCTGATCGTAAACCAGAAAGCATCCTATGCTTTTACCGCACCGCCGTTGTTCGATGTAGGCAGTACGGCGAGCAATAAGCGTATCACGGAAACCTTGGGTGATGAGTATGCAAAGAACTGCATGAAATTGTGTGTGAATGCTGCCAATACTTCCATCGGCTGGGTGCATTACTGGCAGGGCGATAATGGTTTTGAATGGGCAGTTGTTCCGTCTGAGCAGATCATCCCGGTGTTTGACCGTAGCCTTAAACGCAGGCTGATCGGACTAATGAGGGTGTACCCGGATATTGACGATGCGACAGGTGACAATTATACCGTGTACGAATACTGGACGGATGCGGAGTGCCAGGCATTCCGGCGGAGAACCGGGGATGAATTGGATCTTTTGACATATTATGATATGTTCATAGATCCAGACAGTGGCGAGATGGTAGCGGATTACAGACATGATTTTGGGGAAGTGCCCTTCATCCCGTTTTACAACAACAATATACATACAGATGATCTGCGAAACATTAAGCCGTTGATAGACGTATATGACAAGGTCTACAGCGGCTTTATCAATGATTTGGATGATATACAGGAATTAATTTTTGTGCTGTCTGGATATGGCGGTGAAGATCTGAATGGATTCCTATCTGATTTAAAAAAGTACAAGACCATTAAGGTAGATGGAGATGAGGGCGGTGCGGTGTCTACGCTGAACATTGAGATTCCGATTGAAGCAAGAAACAGTGTGCTGGAAGCCACAAGAAAGGCAATCTTCGAGCAGGGACAAGGCTTTGACCCGCAGCCGGAGAACTTTGGTAATCAGTCTGGTGAAGCGCTGAAATTCATGTATTCGCTCTTGGAGATGAAAACTGGATTGATGGAAACAGAGTTCCGACTTGGCTTTGCTCGGCTGGTGCGTGCGATCTGCAAAGCGCTTGGCATTCAGTGCGGTACGATCATCCAGACATGGACCCGTACCTGTATCAAGAATGATACGGAGCAGGCGCAGATCTGCAAGGATTCCGTAGGAATTGTAAGTAAAAAGACGATTCTGAAAAATCATCCGCTTGTGGAAGATGCAGATGAAGAATTGAAGCAGATCGAAAAAGAAGAAAAAGAAGCGCAGGAAAAAGCTGATCTGTATTCGGGAGCATTTACGAATCAGAATAAAACAGATAACAATCAGGACAACAACGATGGCGATACGGGGCAGGATGAATGAAAAACGGTGTATATTGGAAAAAACGCTTCAAGCAGATAGAGGAATCCCAGCATCAGCAAGGGCTGCAGTGCTATGCAGATATCGAAAAGCAATATCTTGTAGCACAGCGGCAGATGGAAGCAAAAATCAATGCCTGGTATCAGCGTTTTGCAAATAATAACGCGATTTCTCTTGTGGAAGCACGCCGGTTATTAAATTCCAGTGAATTGGATGAACTGAAATGGGATGTCGAGCAGTACATACGGTACGGAAAAGAAAATGCTATCAATGGTCAGTGGATGAAGAAACTGGAAAATGCTTCCGCAAAAGTACGCATCAATCGGCTGGAGGCATTGAAGCTTCAAATGCAGCAGTCATTGGAAGTGATGTTCGGTAATCAGCTTGATAGTGTTGATTCTACAATCCGTGATGTTTACCAATTCGGTTTTCTCCATACTGCCTATGAGATTCAGAAGGGGATTGGAACTGGATGGAGTTTTGCATCTCCGAACGATCGGCTGATTGATACAGTGATCCATAAGCCTTGGGCGGCAGACGGACAAACGTTTTCAGACCGGATCTGGACGAACAAACAGAAGCTGGTCAATGAATTGAACACCACCATGGTACAGAACATCATCACCGGGGCTGATCCGCAGAAGACGATTGATGCCTTGGCACGGAAGATGAATGTATCAAAACAGAACGCGGGTCGCTTGGTTATGACAGAACAGGCGGCTTTTTCCAATGCAGCGCAAAAGGATTGTTTTGCAGAACTTGGGGTGGAACAGTTTGAAATATTGGAAACATTGGATGGTTTCACATGCAGCCTTTGTGGTTCTATGGACGGGCAACATTTTCCAATGAGCCAGTATGAAATTGGTGTGACAGCTCCGCCGTTCCATCCGAACTGCCGTGGGTGTACCTGTCCATACTTCGAAGATGATTTTGGAGTGTCGGGAGAACGTGCAGCGCGTGGTGAAGATGGAAAAACATATTATGTACCGGGCAATATGACATATGAAGAGTGGAAATCCTCTTTTGCAGATGGTAACAATGCAGCGAAAGACCGGTTGGGGATTATCACAAACAATAATAAAAGCAACCCGAACTATTATGATTTCAAGGGTAAAAATGTGGATACGGTCGAGTCGGAAATCTGCAAGTTCGACCATGAGGTTGGAATTATATTTGATAATGGGAAAGCAGTAAATTGTCAGCTTGGAAATGAAGATACTATAGAATTTACAAAATACCAGCTTAAAATGATGAAGGGAAAAGATGTTACCCATAATCATCCAATGAGTACGCCACCATCACCGGAGGATCTGTATCTGTTGGTAAATTATAAAGTCAAAAGTTTCAGAACCTGTGGGGAAAACGGTACATATGTGTTAGAATATAATGAACAGGTAGAAAAACTTCCAGATTTCAAGACATTTAGTGATACATATGACGAAATTATATATGAATTACAAGATAAATATTATGATGAAGTGAAACATGGAATGAAAAAAGAGGATGCGATCATATTACTTGGAGAGGCTGCTTGGGAAAGATTGTATGAAATATATAATGTCAAACCTAGATTTGAAAGGCGGTAATTGTCATGAGCAAATATAAACCATATGAAATAGATAGATATAAGCTGAATCTGTTTTGCGTATGTTTGAACTGCAGTAAATACAGAGGCTCAAGAAACGATTTTTCAAAATATTGTGATGCTTATCCCAAAAATCTTCCATCTGAAATTTGGAATGGAAAAAATGTAAAATGTCCGCATTTTGAAGAAAAGCGGGGGTGATAGTATGGTGAAACTTATAAAAACATTAGATGTTCAAAACGCATCATTGAATGTGATCACAGCTGGCAGACGATTTCCACTTGCACAATTTGCTGGGAAAATAGAGATCACAGAGCACCAGAGTATGGCACCTATCCTTGGGAGAAGATGCAAAGGTGAAAAGAAAATCTATGCATCCTTTATTTTATGCCAGAATATTGAGTATCAGTCAGATGATACATTTAATACCGGAAAAGTATATGAAGCAGTCGGAGATGTGCAGGGAGAGCAGTCTTGTGAAAGATTGATCTTCTCAGGACTTCGCTTTGAAGATATGGATCCGTTGGAAGGAACAGTAACACTTGAAGTGACTGATTTGGAACTGATCCGGAAAATGATAGAAATGTAAAATTGAAAGTTACCACCAGTCAGAAATGATATGGTGGTATTTTCATACCCAAAATCAATAATAACAGGGCAACCGGAAATCTATGAACCGAACAGCGCAGAGGTGACGCTAAGTAAGTTTTTCCGGCAGTCCTGTTTTTATATTGTCCGAAAGCCTTATGACGTTTAAACTGCGGCAATTTGCCCTTATGCATGGCATTAAAACTGCATACTGCTGTGGAGACACCACGCTTAAAAACGGTGCAGGAAAGGAAACTATGGAATTTTTAAAAGACATTTTAGGCGAGGATCTCTATAAGCAGGTGTCTGATACCGTCAATGCCTATAACGGAAAGCCGGAGAATAAGGAGAAGCAGGTGAAAATCGCAGACCTTGGATCTGGTCAGTATGTTGACAAAGGTAAGTATGATACCGCCGTGGCAGAAAAAGAGAATCTTGCCGGTCAGATTAAAACGCTTAATACTACGATCGGAGATCTGAAAAAGAACAATGCAGACAATGAGACGTTGCAGAATACTATTACAGATCTGCAGACGAAATTAAAAGATCAGCAGACAGCCAATGAACAGATCTCAAAGACCTACGCACTGAAAGATTCCCTTGCAAAACAGGGCGTACTTGATCCGGATTATCTGATCTACAAAGCAGGTGGGCTTGATAAGTTTATGTTTGACAAAGAGGGCAAGCCGGTCGGTGTAGAGGAAGCGGTAAAGCCATATAAGGAAGATAAAGCGATGGCACATTTGTTCAAACAGGAGCAGAAACCGCCGTATCATCCGCAGGGTGGCACAGGTGGAACCGGTGCTGTAAATCCATTTGCAAAAGATACCTTCAATCTGACCAAACAGGGTGAACTTTTAAAATCTAATCCGGAACAGGCAAAGGCAATGGCCGCAGCCGCCGGAGTAACAATTTAAGAAAGAGAGGAAGATGATTTATGGCAATTACAAAAATTGCAGATGTGATTGTACCGGAGCTGTTTAATCGGTATGTAATCAACAGAACAATGGAGCTGTCCGCGTTTTTTAAGAGTGGAATCGTGGTAAACAGCCCGGAATTTGACACACTGGCAAGTGAAGCGGCCAGAACACACAATATGCCATTCTTTGAAGATCTGAATGGAGAATCGGAGCCAACACTTGAGGATGTGAAGATGACACCGGCAAAGATCGGTTCTAACAAAGATGTATCCACCACAATTCTTAGACAGAAGATGTGGGCTGCTACAAATCTTTCCGCGGCATTGGCTGGAGTTGATCCAATGAAAGCAATCGGTGATCTGGTAGCGGGTTACTGGGCGAGAGATATGCAGAAAGAGTTGATCGCGATCCTGTCCGGCGTGTTTGGAACGACAACCGAGGACCCGGTTGGTACTCCAAAGCAGACAACAAGAATGGCAGACCATATTCTTGATCTGACAGCGGGAAAATCGGAACCTGCCAAATTGATCAGCGCATCCGCATTTATTGATGCGTGCCAGCTTCTTGGGGATGCACAGGCACAGCTTTCCGGTGTTGCAATGCATTCCGCTACGAAATCTTTTCTGAAAAAGCTGAACCTGATCGAGACAGAACGTGATTCTACGGATGTGGAGTTTGATACTTATCAGGGTAGACGCGTGACCGTGGATGACGGATGTCCGGTAACAGGGGAGGGCATCTATACTACATATCTGTTTGGTAATGGAGCAATCGCATATGGAAATGGATCTCCGGTTGGCCATGTGGCAACAGAAGTGGACCGTGATAAGCAGACCGGTGGTGGTATTGATTACCTGATCAACCGAAAAGCGTTCATCCTCCATCCAAGAGGAATTGCATACACCGGGGCAAAGCGTGAGCATGTGGAGACTCCAACGAGAGCAGAGCTTGCAATGGCAGAGAACTGGAAGCCGGTATATGAGCCGAAGCAGCTTAGAATCGTAGCAATCAAACATAAGATCGGGTAGCCTATGGAGCTGGCAAAGTTAAAAGCACTACTTGGAATTGAGGGTGATTCTAAGGATGTGGTGCTTGAATTTGTCATTGCAGATGTGGAAGAAATCATTAAGAACTACTGTCATGTGGAGGAAATGCCGGATGGGTTGCAAAACACCGGCTACCGCATGGCAATGGATCTGTATCGGAATGAGAATATTGGAAGTGAGACGGGAGCTGTTGGTTCTGTCTCCTCAATTTCCGAGGGCGATACTTCTACATCATTCCGTCAGTATGTGGATGATAATTTCAAGGATACAGTGCTGAAAAATTATAAATCTTCATTGAACCGATACAGAAAGGTGGCATGGAAATGATCACGGATGCAATCAAACAGGCACAGGCACTTGCAAGGGAAGCGCAGGAAGCCACATATGATGGCAGATGTACCGTTATGGAGCACCAGAAAGTAAAAGATCCAAAAACCAGAATTACAACAGAAAAAGATGTGGTGGTATTGGAAGATGAACCATGCCGCCTGTCATATTCCAGTGTCAGTGCTGTGGATCAGACGGAATCAGCGGCAAAGACGGCACAAGTCACAAAGCTGTTTTTATCTCCGGACGTGCAGATCAAGCCGGGAGCAAAGATTACAGTAACACAGGCTGGTGTGACACAAAACTATAAATGCGGCAGTGTGGCAGCAGTATATTCGACGCATCAGGAGATTGTGTTGCAATTATCAGAGAGGTATGCATGATGGGAATGGGAAGCGTGGATATGCGGGAGTTGGTAAAGCTACAGGAGAATCTTAAAAAACTGGAGGATGAAGCAAAACGGCAGCAGTTTTGTGAAGCAAGTGCGAAGAAACTTGCTGCCAGATTACTTACATATGTTATTAAACGTACTCCAGTTGGAAATTATTCTTATGAGGTCACTGCAACAGCAAAGCGTGACGGTAAAAAGCATAAAAAAGGTGAGCAGTATACTAAAAGGATAAATCCATCGGGAAGAAAAGGCGGTGTTTTACGCCGTGGGTGGATTTCAAAAACACCAGAAGAGGCTGCGAAAGGCGGAAGAGTTTCTATGGATGAAATACTTGCATATGTAAATGGAATACAGGTGAAAAAGTCTGGAAAGCAATACATAATTGAAATTAAGAATCCGATAGAATATGCAAGTTATGTTGAATACGGACATGTACAAACTCCAGGAAGATATGTTCCTGCCTTGGGAAAACGATTAAAGAAAGCATGGGTTCCGGGAAAACTTATGATGACAAAATCGGAAAATGATGTAAAGAGAATTGCTCCAAAACAGTTAGAAGCAGAATTTTATGAATTTTTGAAAGGGGCATTCAATGATTAACAACGTGATAGCCGGGATAGCAATTGCCCTGAACCAAGAGTTTGGGGATGATTACGAAATTTATACAGAGGAAATAAAGCAGGACTTGAAAGAGCCTTGCTTTTTTATTACCCTCTTAAATCCATCCAAGACAGATTTCCCATCCAAACGGTATTTGATGGACAATCCATTTTGTATACAGTATTTCCCGGAATCGGAGGACAATCCGAATAGTGAATGCCGCGATGTAGCTGATCGTATGTTATGGGCGTTGGAGAATATTACGCCTTTGGATGCAGACAGGCCGGTACGAGGGACGGACATGCATCATGAGATTACAGACGGAGTGCTGAATTTCTTTGTAAATTACAATTATTTCGTCCGCAAGGTAGAGACTCCGGCTCCTCTTATGGAAACTATGACAACAATATTACATTTGAAAGGATAGGTGCGATATGGGTGAAACAAATACAGAAGTAAAACCACAGGTATCTGCGGATGTATTTACAAAGCAGCAGCTGGCAGAATCCAAACGCTATAAGAAAAAGCGGGATCTGTTGGAGGCACTGTTGGAAAACGGAAAGACATATACGATCGTGCAGGTGGATAAGATCATCGGCGATTATCTGAAGAAAGAGGTGAGATAAATGTCATTTGGCGGAGGAACATGGGTAACCCAGAATAAAGTAATCCCGGGTGCGTATATCAATGTCGTAAGCGCAGGGATTGCATCCGCGGCACTGTCGGACCGTGGTATTGCAACAATGCCGCTGGAACTTGACTGGGGACCAGAAGATAAAATTTTTAAAGTTACCAAAGGGGATATGCAGAAGTATTCGAAAAAGATCTTCGGATATGGATATACCGATGAAAAAATGAAAGGTCTACGGGATCTGTTTGCCGGGGGCACCTTGGTACTGTATGCATACCGGTTAAACGGCGGTGGGGTAAAAGCGGCTAATGACTATGCTACGGCAAAGTACACCGGTATCCGTGGAAATGATATCAAGATCTCCATCGCAAAGGATATAGATGATCCGGATTCATGGAATGTAACAACATATCTTGATACATCCCGTATTGAGGTGCAGAATGTCAAGAAAGCGGCTGATCTGAAAGACAATGATTATGTTTCTTTTAAAACAGAATCCATGGAACTTGCAGCAGTTGCATCCGCGGCACTGACCGGTGGAACTAATGGTACGGTCGATGGTGATGCGCATGCGAAGTATCAGGCAAAGACAGAAGCCTACGGATTTAATACGATGGGCGTTGTGATTACTGACGAGGTAACCAAGAAGCTGTATGTGGCATATGTAAAGCGTATGCGTGATGAGGTTGGTAAGAAGTTCCAGCTGGTGCTTTACAAGTCGGATGCTGACTATATGGGCGTTATTTCTACACCAAACAAAACGATAGATGAAGGATGGTCCGAAGCATCTGCAGTATACTGGCTGACCGGGGCTGAGTGTGCTACGGCAGTAAACAAATCCTGCGAGGGTAAAGTGTACGATGGTGAATTTGCCATTGAGCCGATCGACAATGATCTGGAGGATTATATTAAAAAGGGACAGCTTGTATTTGACAGAAATGATGATGAAATTGAAATCCTTAGTGATATCAATACACATGTGACGATTACAGAGGAATGCAATGAGTTCTTCTGCGATAATCAGACGGTTCGTGTTGCAGATCAGCTGGCAAATGATGATGCACTGCTCTTTAAAACAAGATTCCGTGGTAAGTTCCCAAATGATGCCCCGGGGCGGAACAGCCTGAAAAGTGGACTGTGTGAGATTCGGGAAAAATTACAGAATTTACGTGCAATTGAAAATTTCAAGCGTGATTTTGTATCTGTGATGCGGGGCGAAACAAAGAAATCTGTAGTTGTCGAGAATGCTGTTGAGGTGGTAAACACCATGAGTATTATGTACATGACTACAGTGGTGAAATAGGAGGAGGTGAGGTAAATGTCTAATGTAATGTTGGCAAAGGATTCCATTTCTGCAGCTCTTGCCCAGTGTTATGTCACGATTGGAGAGCGGAGATATAACCTTATGACAGCGATTAAGATGGAATCGAAATTCAAAAAAAATAAGGTGAAAATTCCTACGCTTGGAAAAACCGGTAAAGGAAATAAATCCGTATCGTGGGAAGGAACTGGTTCTTGCACGATGCATTACAATACCAGTATTTTTCGCGAAATGATGCTTAATTTCAAAGATACCGGAGATGATGTGTATTTTGAAATGGAGATTACAAATGATGATCCATCGAGTGATGCAGGATCGCAGACCATTACCCTGTTGCAGTGTAATATTGATGGAGGCATTCTTGCAAAGTTTGATGCTTCGTCAGATTCTTATTTGGATGAAGATGTTGATTTCACATTTGATGATTTCGATATGCCAAAGAAATTTGAGGAACTTATTGGATTAGCAGCGTAATATATTCCCCTTGTGCATTGCATGAGGGGATTTTTATATGGAAAGAAAAAGGAGATAACATATGTCAAATTTAAGTAGATTTTTCAAAAAAAACAAAATTAAGAAAGAGAATGGAACATATGCACCATCAAAGGCTTTTGTTGATGAAAAAGGTAATCCACTCGATTTTGTATTTCGTCCGGTATCATCAAAGGAGAATGAAACTATTAGAGAAAAGCACACCAAGGATGTACAAATCAATGGAAAACCTAATATGTTTCGGCCTAAATTAGATACAGCAGGATATCTGAATGAACTGATCGCGGAAAGTGTGGTCGAACCAGATTTGTATAATGCAGAGCTTCAGGATTCTTATGGAGTGAAAACACCGGGAGATTTGTTATATGCAATGATTGATGAGCCGGGAGAATATCAGGACTTATCCGAATGGGTGCAGAACTATCATGGATTCAGTACCTTAGACGATAAAAAGGCCGAGGCAAAAAACTAATTGAGGAAGGGGATGTTGAAGCTAATTATGCGTATTATGCGTTACATAAGCTTCACATTCTTCCTTCCCAGTGGGTCGCATTAGAAGAGGAAGAAAAGGCTTTTATTATTGCCTGTATAGATATAAGGGTAGAAGCGGAAAAGAAAGAGGCAAAGAGAATAGCCAAGGAAGCAGAAGGGCGGTGATGATATGGCTACAATTACAACAGGAATACAGCTGGCGGACAACTTTAGTGCTCCTCTTATGCATATTGTAAGTGCTGTAAATATGACCATATCTGCTATGAATGATATGAGTCAGTCCATGAATGCTGGGGTTAATACAGCATCATTATTCGCTGCCCGGAATGAAATTGCACAGGCAACTGTAGCGGCAGAAGAATTCAATCAAACAATGCAACAGGCGGGTAGTCCGATCAATGATAATATTCGAAGACAGGAACAATTTAATCAGTCATTGCAAAACGGTGCAAGTGAATCATCGAATTTAGTTTCGGCAATTAAACGAATGGCAGGGGCGTACCTGAGTATTCAGACGGCTGGAAAAATTTTGGAGATGTCGGATGAGATCACACAGACTACATCCAGATTAAATATGATGAATGACGGATTGCAGAGTACGGCCGATTTGTACAACATGGTTTATGTGGCTGCAAACGATGCCAGAGGATTATTAGGAGATATGGCGAGTGTGGTTGCTCGATTTGGTAATAATGCGAAAGATGCATTTAGTTCCAGTGCAGAAGTTGTCCAGTTCGCAAATTTAGTCCAAAAGCAGATGACAATTGCAGGAGCGTCTACGCAGGAAGCAGCAAATGCAGAATTGCAGTTATCACAGGCATTAGGATCTGGTGTGCTGCGTGGAGATGAGTTGAACAGTATTTTTGAACAGGCACCGAATCTGATTCAGAATATTGCAGATTATCTTGATGTCCCGATAGGTAAGATTCGAAGTATGGCACAAGATGGGGAACTGTCGGCAGATGTTGTGAAACAAGCAGTATTTGCGGCAACAGATGAGATAAATGCTAATTTTGAATCTATGCCTATGACATGGGGACAAATGTGGACGGTATTTCAAAATAATGCCACTATGGCATTTCAGCCGGTTCTACAGAGACTTAATGATCTCGCAAATACAGATGGCTTCCAAACGTTTACAACGAATGCAATAAATGACCTTGCAGTGGTAGCCGGTGTGGTTCTTGATATATTTGAAGGAATTGGATCAGTAGGAACTTTTGTATCAGACAACTGGCAAATTATAGGCCCTATTGTTGAAGGCGTGGCAGCGGCGCTTACTGTTTATTATGGATGGCAATTGCTTTCCACAAGTGCAACAAAAGCAGCTGCTGCAGCACAATGGATATATAATGCTGCAATGAATGCAAACCCTGCAGCGATAGTGGCCATATCAATAGGTGCACTTATAGTTCTAATTGGAATACTGGCAAATAAATTTACCGGAACCGGGCATATTGCGCAGTCAGTTTTCGGAATGATAACTGGTGGAATCAATGTTGTTATCCAGTATTTTAAAAATTGGGGATTAACAGTTGCAGATATTTTCATTGGAATATGGAACGCAGGGGGAGCATGTGCAACCAATGTTGAAATTGCTTTTCACAATGCGATCAGTCATGTACAGGCACTCTGGTACAACATGCTGTCTACAGCACTTACGGTAGTATCTGGCATTTGTTCGGCATTGAATAAACTTCCTTTTGTAGACTTTGACTATTCTGGAATTACGGGGGCAGCAGATAATTATGCATCAAAAGCGGCAGCAGCTGCCGGGAATACAAAAGATTATGCCAGCGTGCCGGCTGCATTTAGTAAAGGAGTAAAAACGTATGACACTTACCAGAAAGGATGGGTCAACGATGCATATACTGCAGGGGCGGCATGGGGAGATGGTGTAACCAGTAAAATAAAGAATACCTTATCTTCAAAGGCTACCAATATTCCAAATGCGAATAATTATCCAAATGCGCTTGCGTCCAGTAACGCAGCAACAGCGGCAAATACAGCAGACACTGCCAAGAATACCGCAAAAACGGCAAATACATTATCTGCATCCAGTGAGGATCTGAAGTATTTGAGAGATATCGCGGATCGTGAGTACGTGAATAAATTTACAACAGCACAGATCAAGGTTGAGATGATTAACCACAACAACGTAAACAATGATATGGATTTAGATGGAATGGCAGAGCATTTGCGTAGCAAAATTGAGGAAGAAATGAATGCAGCAGCGGAAGGAGAACACTAAAGATGTATGAATTATATATTGATGGGGTTCTTTTTCCGGTGACCCCAGGATCTCTTAACATCAAGACCAATAACAAAAATAAGACCATAACTCTCATAAATGAGGGAGAGGTTAACTACATTAAGTCTCCGGGATTGTCTGATATTACAATCCCGGAGCTTTTATTGCCAATCCATAAATATCCTTTTTCACAAGAAAAAGCAAAAGTGGGGGCTGCATATTATCTTTCCAAATTAGAAAAATGGAAAAATCAGAAGAAACCAGTTGTATTTAAACTCCTACGCTATGAAGTTTCTCAAAAACATCTCATTGAAGATATTACAACAGACGTGACCATCGAAGATTATGAAATCATGGAAGATGTAGATAAATACGGATCAGATGTGTGCGTAAAGCTTAACATGAAGCAGTATCGTCATTGGGGAGCAAAGAAACTTGTACTTAAAAGCAAAAAGACAAAATCCGGAAAAAAGAAAACGGTTGCTACGGTTAAAAAACAGCGGAAGAAAACGAAAGCTATAGCCAAGAATTACAAGATAAAATCTGGTGACACGCTTATGAAAATCGCAAAGAAACAGATGAACAATGCATCTGCATGGAAGAAACTCTATCAGTTAAACCAGAAAACGATTGAAAATGCAGCTCGTAAGCATGGACGAAAATCATCATCGAATGGTCATTATTTGTATGCTGGAACGGTATTGAAACTTCCGGGAGGTGGTAGCTGATGAAAGATATTGTTGATGTAGCGATTGGAGAGATCGGATACCGGGAGCAGGGAAACAACAGAACAAAATACGGAGAATATACAGGAGCGAATGGTGCTGCATGGTGCCATTCGTTTGTTTCCTGGTGTGCACACGAGGCTGGAGTATCGACTTCGGTTGTTCCGAAAACAGCATCTACAACCTATGGGATGCAGTGGTTTAAAAAGCGTGGGCAGTTCAAATATAAAGGCAAATATACCCCGAAGAGATGTGACATTGTTTATTTTAAAACTGGCCGAAGCCATGTAGGCATTGTTGAGAGCGTCAGCGGTGGACAGTTACATACTATTGAAGGAAATACATCTGATAAGGTAGCACGGCGATCATATTCTCTGAATAATGCCACAATTACAGGCTATGGTACGCCAAAATATACAAGCACCCAAAATGGTTCATCTGGTAGTGGAAAAAAGGATTCGAAAAAGGAACTGCAATATTTTCAGAAAATATTATCGCGTCATGAGGCAAAAGCGGAAACCATAAAAGCCGATGAAGCAGAAACGGGAAAAATACCGGCTGGCAATGTAATGATTACTGTAAATAATGGAAAAAAGAAATTTACAGTACCGGCGGAAGAGGGAGCAAAGGTTGTATGGGAAAGAGACAGCACACCTGGCAAATTTACTTTCACAGCAAAAGTTGAAAAAGGATTTTCCATAGGAATGGGAAATGAAGTTCTTGTTACTGTGGACAGCAAGAAGTTTTTCTATGGTTTTGTATTTACAAAAGAAGGTAAGAAAGATGGGATGGCATCGTATATAGTATATGATCAGCTCAGATATTTAAAAAATAAAGAAACAATTTTGTACAAAAAGAAAACAGCCGGTGAGTTGATAAAGATTTTGGCTAAGAGATTTAATTTGCAATATGGTACGCTTGCTGACACTGGATGGCGCAGATCAGCCATAGAAGATAATACTACATTATTTGATATTATCCAAAATGCGCTTGATGATACTCTGATAACAAAGGGGAAGACCTATGTGCTCTACGATAAGGTAGGAAAACTTCAGCTTACAGATGTAGCAAAAATGAAAGTCAATACATGCTTGGTGGATGCTGAGACCGGACAAGATTATTCCTATAAAACAACCATTGACAGTGATGTGTATAACCAAATAAAGCTTGTATATGAAAACAAGAAAAAAGGAACATTCGATTTATATGTAACAAAAGACTCAAAAAACATAGGTAAATGGGGAACTTTGCAGTATTTGGATAAAATTGACAATCCGGATATTGGAAAGCTTAAATCAAAGGCATTGTTAAAACTGTATGATAAGAAGAAACGTACATTGACCATATCTGGCGTGATTGGAAATATAAATGTACGTGGTGGTTCTCTGGTTCCGGTCATGTTAGATTTGGGTGATATCACAGTGGCAAACTATATGCTGGTAGATAAAGTTACGCATACATTTAAAAATTGCGAGTACACAATGGACTTAGTTGTGTCTGGAGGAGATTTTAGTGAGTGATAGTTTGGTACAGTTAATTAAGAAAATTGCGATGGATGCCGTAAGATCAGCGAAAATGAGTGATTATAAGATTGGTACAGTTTCAGGCGTGTCTCCGCTTATAATTAAAATGTCAAATACTTTGGAAATTGATGAAGATTTTTTGCATTTGAGTAGAAATGTCACAGATTATGAAGTTGAAATAAAAATTGGAGATGTTATTCAAAGTAGAACAGTACTGAATAGTCTTAAGGTTGGAGAAAAGGTGCTTATGCTTCGAAAAAGCGGTGGGCAGGAATACATAATTATAGACAGGGTGGTGAACTGATGGTTCCAATTAACTATGAAGATGAAGAAGAACAGGATACAGATTTTGAGTTGGAAAGTGACCCGTCTCTTACATATGCAATGCAGATAGGAACCATTGAGAACGATTCAAGCATTTTTCTTGGCAAAGCAGACGGAGAAGAGGCAAACAGGCAGGCAATATTGAAAATCTTGAACACAGAGCGATATAAAAATGTAATTTATTCATGGGATTATGGAGTGGAGCTTCAGGATCTGAGGGGAAAGTCTCTATCTTATGTTATGTCAGAAGTGCCAAATCGGATTACGGATGCAATTACTGCAGATGATCGTTTTGAATCTTGTGAAGATTTTGAGATGGAACCGGTGGGAAAGAAAGCTCTGCACGTTACGTTCTCTGTAATTACGGCAGAAGGTGATAAAGTAAGTGGATTGGAAACGGAGGTGGAATATTAGTGTTTGAAAACAAAGACTTCGACTCTATCATGGAAGAAATGCTTGCATCCGTAAGCGATAAGCTGGACAAGCGCGAGGGATCGATAATTTATGATGCAATAGCACCGATTGCCATGGAATTGGCGCAGACGTATATCGATATGGATATGATTGTGAATGAGGTATATGCAGATACAGCCTCCTACTATTATTTGATCAAGCGTGCAGCTGAAAACGGAGTATATCCAAAAGAAGAGACCAATGCGGTATGCAAGATGGTTGTAAGTCCGTTCGATACAGCCATAGCGATCGGGGACCGGTTTAACCTTGGTGATCTGAACTATGAGGTAACATCTGTAATGGATGCAGCAACCGGAGAGTATCAGGTAACATGTGAGACTGCCGGTATTGTTGGAAATCAGCAGTTGGGATCATTGCTTACGATTGAAACAAAGAATGATCTGAATGATATGGAATCAGCGGAACTTACAGAGGTTTTGATCCCCGGCGAGGATGAGGAAGATGTGGAAGATTTCCGTGAACGTTATTACGAGGGATTTTCTAGTACAAGCTTTTGTGGCAACAATCCGGATTATAAGGAACGTGTATCGGCCATTGATGGAGTTGGTGCATGCAAAGTTATCCGGATGTGGGAAAAAGGATATGATCCGGCAAAGTTTATTCCTGTTACAGCAGTTACGGAGTGGATTGGAAAGCAGTCTGCGGAAACCGATGGAACGGAAGTATTTGCATGGTTGAAAGCGGTACATGATGCTGCAAAAAATAAACTTCTTACAGTGGGTGGCACTGTTCGAGTGTATATCATATCATCAGAGTTTAAAGCTCCATCAGCTACATTAGTGAAGAAAGTACAAAATGATGTAGATCCGGATGATAAGACAGGAGATGGATATGGTCTGGCACCTATTGGGCATGTGGTAAAGGTTATGGGAGTGAAAGAAGTTCCTGTTGCTGTGGCGGTTACCGCGGTTTATAAGAATGGATATTCATTTGAATCCTTAAAATCCGATATAAAGTCGACAATAGATGGGTATTTTACAGAACTTTCTGCTGATTGGAGTAATGAAGATAACCTGGTGGTGCGCAAGAGCCAGATTGAATCTCGGTTATTATTGATTGATGGAATATTGGATATTACAGATGTGAAACTGAATGGTGCATCTGAAAATGTAACATTGGATGAGGATGCAATCCCGGTAAGGGGTGATGTGAGTGGTTAAAAAAATGATTGATTATCTGCCACCGTTTATGCAGCAGTTTGAAGAAATGAAGCAATTGATGCAGAGCGAGGATAAACAGGTGGCGGCTCTTAACATGGATACCACTAAAATATTACGAAATGCATTTATAGAAACTTCGGATGTAGAAGGGATTGAGCGGTTCGAAAGAATCTTACATATCATTCCGGGCGCGGGTGAAAATTTGGAACTCCGCCGGTCGCGTGTGTCGCTGCGGTGGAATGAGCGGATACCGTACACGCATCCGACACTTGTAAAATGTTTAAATGCCAGCTTAGGAGAAAACAATTATGATATGTACTCAGATGAGGAGCATTATTATATTCTCGTACATTTGAAATTGAATGTAGCGGACCGTGTTGGAGTTGTCGAAGAACTGATCCGGCGTATGTCACCAGAGGATATATGCTACAAAGTTCTTCTTATTTATAATACGCATGCAGTTTTACACAAATTTACGCATGCACAGTTACATAACTATACACACAGACAGCTGAGAGAGGAGGTTCTGCCATGACAAAGACAAAGTATTATGATCTGCAGATGGATGATCCGCAGGATGATTATGATGTGGAAGTCGTGAATGCCAATCTGAAAAAGATTGATGAGCAGATGAAAATAAGAGAAAATGCAACGGATGCATTGCAGGAACCTGAGTTTACAGTGGCAGATAAAAGGGAAAACATAGCATCCAAGGAAAAAATATCGAAAATTCTTGGAAAGATTGCAAAGTTTTTTGCAGATCTTAAAGCTGTAGCTTTTACAGGAAACTATAATGATTTGTCAGACAAGCCAACTTCGCTTCCTGCAAATGGCGGAAATTCAGATACAGTTAATAGCCATACGGTAGAATCTAATGTACCTAAAAACGCAAAATTTACAGACACGACATATTCTGATGCCACTACTACCACTCATGGTCTTATGTCAGCAACAGATAAGAAGTTGTTAGATGTTTTAAATAAGCCACTTGCTACTTGTGCAACCGGTCGGGCTACGGCGGCAAAAGTAGCGACATTGCAAAACTTCACATTACAAGTTGGTTCAACAGTTGTCGTTAAATTCACAGGTACAGGCACAGCAAATCCAACAAGTGGTAATCTCACTCTCAACGTAAATGGAACTGGGGCGAGAATCATGGGATATTTTAGAAATGGGAATAAGGCGGCTATTTCTTATGTAAGCGGAAATTTCTTCTGCAGCAATGCAACCCATATATTTACATACGATGGTACATATTGGCTGTGTATGGACTGGAACCTAGATAACAACACGACATATTCCAATTTTGTAAAATCCGGAACCGGCGCAAAAGCCGGTCTTGTTCCTGCGCCATCGACAACGGCTGGCACTACAAAATATCTTAGAGAAGATGGAGCATGGAAAACTCCACCAGACACGAAAACAAGTGTAGTGAACAACAATACCACCACAGAACCCGGGAGTGCACTAGACGCGCGGCAGGCGAATCCGAACATAGAGGGGACGATGGCTGCAAGTATTGCGCAATTAAACAGCAATTTAAAAATTGAAGTAAATCCCAATGCAACGATCGTAAACGGCACTGGCGAAATTTTAAATTATAAATGCGGAAACTTATCTATGATGTCTATTGAGATTACTCCATCTAAAATTACACATGGTTTAATTTTAGCAACAGGAATCTATACGCCAGTAAGAAGTTTCTATTTAAGTTTTACAACAATTGATGGACATGTCGTTCCACTAGTTTTAAATTTTAATGGCGAATTATCAATATACTATCCATACCAGAGCATTGAATCTTCTGTAGAGAGAATAGATGGAAGTTTCGCGTATATTTGCGCCTAAGATACTAAAACACCAACTATTATAGGATATTTAGGAATATTTTGGCAAAGTAAATCGAACCAAACTTGATCTACATTAAATGGAGTAACAATGTAATCCATCACAGAGAGCACAACTGCTTCAACAATACAATCTATTCCTACATTCAAAGCAAATGCACCATAATTAGTGCTGGTGGATTCGCCTAAAATTTTGCATTTTAAAGAATCATGATTTAATGTATAATCCAAAAAAATACATTGTACAATCTGGTGTTCCTTGCCCAGAGTACATTTCAACCTTATCAGACTGAGTATTGAGTATGTAATTTCGAAGCATGTAATCATAATACTTATCACTGTTTGTCCATCTAATATTGGTAAATCCAATAAGAAATTTGTAACCATCAACATCAGGAAATTTATATGCATATTGATACTTCTGCGGGTAATCAGATGCTTGTATCCATGAACTAGATACACCAGACGTTCCAAAATATCCTTGCCTAGCCGTTATATAATTCTCTAAATTGCTGTTT